TGAAAAAGATTTTAACTGGTTAGCAACTCATGGTTATAAACAAACAGAACACATGGATTTAAATGTAGGTTTTTTTGGTGCTATGAAATTAAATAGTCCATATTATATAAAGACAGAAGAAGGAGTATGGACAAAATTTACTGATTTATTTCATCATATAAGACGAGATATAAGATTTATTCCTGGAACTGTTGAAACTGATATATGGCATGAAGTTAATTTTCCTTTTGAGTTTAATAAACCATTAGAAGATAATGTAGAAGAAACTCTTATTATTAAAGCAGGTGACCCTTTGATTATGATTACTCCTATAAAAGCTAGTCCAGTTAAACCTACTGTTACTTTAAACGAATACAGTGAAGATTTTGTTAACGATTTTCGTTTACATGAATTAAAACACAGGTCGCAATCTTTGTCGTGGAGAAAATATAAACAGTACAGAAAAGGTATTGATGAAGAAGAATAAACTTACATTTGTTTGTACTGATAAAGGCATCTTATTAAATAAAGAATTGTTGCCGCAACCTGCAATTAAATATATGCCTAGTTGGTATAAAGATATGAAAATAGAATACCCTGTAGATAAAGAAAGACCCATACACAGCAAGTTGTTTAAACCTAAAACAATTAAACAATGTCCATCATTTGTTCAAATGTTTCACGAAGGTTACATACTACCTGCACCTACTGATATATATATTTATATAGATGGAGATAAGTTTGAATGGAGAACTCCTATAACTTATAAGACTTTTCATAACAATGGTGAGATAGATTTTCATGGAGATATACAAATGGTAAATCATTTACCTTCTAACTCAAACATTAAAGGAGTTTTTAAAATAATATTTCCTTATGTTTTGTTTGGTCCTAAAGGTTACAATTTAAAAATAATGCCTGTGCCTTATGCTTTTAATGATGACTACCACGCAAATTATGGGATACAAGATTTAGATAATATATTTGAAATTAATATACAGGTAAATTTTACATCTAATAAAAAAGAAATTCTTATTAAAAAAGGCGACCCAATAGCTTTAGTTATTCCGTATAAAAAAGATACTTTTGAAATTGAATATGAATATATGGATGACAGTAAATTTAAAAACAAAATGTTACAACAAGATTTTAAAATGATAAATACTTTTAAAAATAGATACTACAAATCTTTATGATATAATCCAATAATGGAATTTATAATTGGATTTTTTCTAGGTTATTTTTTAAAAGAAATTAGTTCTTATCTTAAAAGATTAAGCAACTACGACCTAGATAATAATATAAACAAGGAATGGGATTTCTTATCCCATGATGATTTACCATAAATGGCAAACAACAATGGCTATACCCAAAAGGAACTTCTCAATATGGTTATTGAACGACTAGATAAAATAGAAGATAAGTTAGATTCTAAGTTAGACAAACAAGAATTTTATAAAGTACTTACATTAATTGTAGCAATAGGTGGAGTTGTAGCAGCACTTGTAATGTAATGCTCAGACTCTGTCTAGCACTATTCTTATTAATACCTACCCCTGTATTCGCAGAAGAAGTACCCAATGAAGTTACAGTTAATGAAGCATTTGAGGATGATACATACGAAACAGGTTTAACTATTAGTGGTGGTGACCAAGCTGCATATATTTATTCAGCAGAACAAGGTTCTTATAACACAACAGGTTCTTCATTAGCAATAATACAAGGAACTTATACTTTTGAATTTACAGAAGATGTTTATGAAGTAGGTTTTATGATAGGTGCAGTTAACAATGCGTACTCTGTTACTTGGAATTATGCAGACAATACAAGCGAAACAGAAAACAAATCTGGTCAAAGTACTTCTGATTTTGATAATATGTATGATGACTTTTATAAATCATTTACTGATTACAACAATGATGAAGCTAATACAGACAAATTTATAACTTCGTTTGCTGTAACGCTAACTGATATATCTTTATTAGATACCTTGTACTGGCAGTATGTAGAGATACCTGTTACAACTACTACATCTAGTACCACAACATCTAGTACCACAACTACGACTACTACAACAACTGTACCTCCTAAGCCTGAACCGGAACCTGAACCTTACATACCACCACCACCGCCACCACCTACACCACAAGAGATTATTGTCGATATAAAAGTAGAAGGTGTTGATAAGACTTATACACAAGCTGATGTCAATGATGGAACTATTGAGCGTGACCAGGAGCGTGTAGATAATGAAGTTGAGTATGGTTGTTTTATGACTAACGCACAGATAGAGCGTGGTGATTGTGATATACCCGAACCTATTGAAGAAGAAATTAAAGATGATATTATAGAAGAAGAGGTAATCAATGAAGAAATTAAAGAAGATGTGGAAGTCATCGTTCCTAAGAATGATGTTGATGTACTCGACCCACCTAAAGAGGAAGTTGTTGAAGATGCAATTGTGGAGTTTGAAGAACTCCCTATTGAGTTCGAGATTATTGAATTTCATTTGGAAGACATTGCTCCCGAAATCGTGGTGGAAATACCAATACAAGATGAAAAACTAGAAGAGGTTATAGATGAAGAAATTAAAGAGGATGTCAAGGAAGTTTTGGATGAGCCGATACAGGAAGTTGTTAGTGAAGATACGCCAGGAACAACTCTACCGAGAGTGGAAGATAAAGAACCCTTAGAGCTTACCAAAGTAGAAGAGATTGTAGTAGAAGAAGCTACTGTTGAAGAAGTCGTTGAAGTACTAGAACAAGTAAATGACATTGGTGTACAGAACCTGGACCAAGCTACTGAAGAAATACAAGAAGTAGTTCAAGCTGTTGTTGAGGAAGCTATTGCAGATGTTGAAGAGCTTACTGAAGAACAGGTAGAAGTTGTCGCTGAAATCTTACAAGTAGAAGCAGAGGATGTAGCTATCATTGCTGAAGCAGTTAAAGATGATGAAGTCATAGCTGAAGCTGTTGAAGAGTATGTAGCTAGAGCAGTAGAGAACACAGATGTAGAGAACTACACCCTTGCTGATGTTGTTACAGAGGTACAGTTCGAGAACTTTATAGAAAATCCTATACAAACTTTTATAGATATAGACATACAAGAAATAAATCTTTCGAAAATAGGTGACGACATGACACAAGACCAACGAGAAAAAGCACAAGAAGTTGTAGTGCCAGTTATTCTGACTAGAATAGTATCTATGGCGGCTTTTGTATTTAGGAGAGGCAATGTTTAAACAAGTAGGCAACTGGATAATTAAAGTAATTAAGGAAACACTTAACCTTAGTTGGACTTTAGTTGGTTTAATTATTGCCACATTAACACTTACTGGTTCTGCACAACAAGTGACAGGACTTGCTACACTAATTACACTAGCTATATGGTTACTAACTATTAGCTTTAGACAAGGAGATTAACATGGATTGTTGTGGTGGCGGCTGTTGTGGCGGCAAATAAAGAAGGGTTCTGTACTCCCAAGCAGAATAAAAATGGAACTTGGGTAACTATATGTAACTGCAAGTATGGTAGTTATTCACATGAGGAGGATAAATGAAATTACAAGTAGTAAGAACACAGTTCGGTAAGGATGCAACGAATGGTTTGCTCTTTATAGATGGTAAGTTTGAGTGCTATACACTCGAAGACCAGTATCAAGCAGTCAAAGTAATGCACGAAACTTGCATACCCGAAGGCGAATACGATATAGAGTTTAGAAAAACAGGTGGTTTTCACACAAGATACTCTGCTAAATATGGCAACTCACACTATGGAATGTTACATCTACAAGATGTGCCAGGATTTTCTCTCATATTAATCCACTCCGGGAACACCGATGAGCATACCAGTGGGTGTCTCATTGTCGGGGAAACTCAGCAAGACTTAGACCTAGGTAAAGATGGGTTCGTTGGACAAAGTGTAAAGGCTTACAAAGCTATGTATAGAAAAGTTGCTAACGAATTACTACAAGGTAAGAAGGTAAGTATTGAGTATACAACGATACAACAACTCTTAAAGAAGGACTTAGATGACGCTAGTTTAACAGATGTTATTGTAGCTAAGGATGTTATGGAGAAATTAAATGAGATTAATGGTGGTGTCATAGCATTAAACGCTAAGATTAAAGGTAGAGTAATAAGCTAATGTTTGAAAAATTTAAAAGAAAAAGAAAATCTGATGGGACATTCAAGAAGGATGTAGCGTGGACCCCTTGGAATGAAGCATGGAGTTACAAAATGAGCCAAGAATATAAAGATGTTCTTAGTAAAACTGTTTGGACTTTTGTTGAAGCATTCATATCTGCGTTAACTGTTGCACCATTAGTTGGTGTTGACGCTAATGCAGTACAACTTGCTGCCTTATCCGGTGGAGCTGCTGCACTTGTAGTAGTGAAAGAGTTTGCTAAAAAACAAATAGGACCAAAACCTACAAAAGCATCCAAGTAAATACATAGGTAATTCAATATCTGTTATATACTAAATGTAGTATATGAAAGGTGGAAACATGCCTAAGAAAAAAACATCTAAGAAAACAGCTATACCTGCAGAGAATGGTAATAACTTTTACAAAGCAGGATGGCAACCTTCTATTGATATAGACCCTAACACAGGTAAGGGTGAACTTGTACATGTAGGAACCGACCCTAACTATGAGAATGACTTCGATAACATTCTAAAAAACTGGGGATTTGACCCAAAGATATACGAGATAGATGGCATCTTAAAGGTATCTTCCTGGAATGCACAGCTTAAAGGTGGTATCGTTGAAACCTTTCACGCATTCAAAGGAACTATACGCAGGAAATCAGCAACACATGACAAGCATTATGACGCATTGTTTAAACAAGCAGTAAAGAAGCCGGCATTAACTAAACGAAATCTATTCGGTGGTGATACAGCCATGTTATTTATGATGAGTGACTGGCAACTCGGCAAGGATGACTATGGAGTTGAGGCTACAATAGCTAGATATGATGTAGCATTGCAGGATGCAGTCAAGCTACTAAAGAACTATCGTAAGATGGGAATGAAGATTGACGAAGTATTTCTAGTAGGAATGGGTGACTTGACAGAAGGGTGTTCTAAGTTCTTTTACGACAGTCAACCCTTCAATGTTTCCCTAAATCTTTTGGAGCAATACTCACTAGCTAGAGCTATGATATACAAAACAGTAGAGACTTTCTTGCCACATGTAGATAAGATTACTTTGACTGGAGTGCCAGGGAACCATGGTGAAATGACCAGGAGTGGTAAAGGGCAAGTGCTTTCTAATAGATTAGACAACTCAGATACCATGCACCTACAGATAATGGATGAAATATTTTCGGCCAATAAAAAACGATACGAAAAAGTAAAGGTCATAGTACCGGAAGGTTATCATTTAAATATAGAGGTCAAAGGTAAGAAGACTGCATTCACACATGGTCACATGACAAATGGTGGAGGTAATGCAGAGGCTAAGATAGAGGCCTGGTGGAAGGGTCAGATGTTTGGTTTCCTACCAACAGGTGAAGCAGAGATACTTATAACAGCTCACTACCATCACTTTCGTGCTAAGAACCAAGGAGATAGACACTGGTTTCAATGTCCATCCCTTGATAAGTCTATTGATTTTACACAGAGAAGTGGATTGTGGTCACACCCTGGAGTGCTTACTCTCTTAGTAAACGACAGAGGGCCTAGCTTTCCGGTCATTGTTTAAACAACCGGATATAAGCTAACGATTAAAAGGGTACATAGCTATCATCTCGATAGGTACTAATACTCCTTTAGTTCTATTACCATCGCCACCTCTTGTATAACCTCTTTCTTTAAGAAGTTTTCTTTTCATTTCTTTCATAATGTGTACTGGTATAACATAAGCAATGACTGCTTTACCTAGTTCATCGTTTTCTCCTCTAAGAAATACTGCCCACCAGTATGATTTAGTTACTGATATACCACTAGGTACGAAGTTTTCTTCTTTATCTTCCGCTCCTTTTGGTAGCTGTGCAAACTCTAGGTAATGATTACCACTTTGTTCCCACTTGTAACTCTCAGCTTTTACTTCTATATCTTTACCAACCATAAATTCTTTAAACAAATCTTCATAAGTTTCACCTTCAGCAAGTTGTTTTTGAAATTTGTCATAGAAATTATTGCTGTCTATGTCTTTTTCTTTATCATATTTATTTGCCATATGTCCTCCAACATTTATTGCTACTGTTCCAATGGTGACTACCATCGTTGTAATATAACCAACTTGCTACCTTTGTACTAAGTACAGGGTCAGTTCTTTTGCCAGTTATATTTAACTTAGGTTTCAACCAAGCCCAAGTCTTATCATTAAATTGCCACAGTCCAATGTCTTTTGTGCCATTGGTGTTACCATTTACTACTTGACTTCGGCCACTGCTCTCACAAAATATAATCAACAAAGCCTCTGCTACATCTTCTTCTTTGAAGTGTTCTGTAACTAGAGGCTCCCATTGAATTACATGTTCTATCTTTGTTTCATTGTTTAAACAATGTATGTATTGCCTTATGCCTTCTTGTGTTTCTTGGATGGGTATTAGGCATAGGGGTAGAATGCTAGCGAAGAGACTGAACATTTCTCATCCTCTTCTGCTCTGCTTTCTTCATTGATAATTCAACAAGATAAGCTCCACATTCTTTGTCTGATTTCTCCATGGTCCTTTCATCCATCATCTTAATGATGGCACCACAGAAATAGTTTCCACTATTGTCATAGTAAATGGCCCTGTTGCCAGGGCATCTACCATTAACTTTGCATTTTGTATCGGGCATAGAAGGAACATCGAAATTGTGATTAGGATATTTCTCTTTTAACTTTGCCTTCAACTTATCTAGTGGGAACGATGGCTGTTCTAGAGCCATGTGCTAGGTACTTCCTTGTCTCCTTTGCCACCAATGTATCCACCCCATCCACATCCATTAGCCGCCGGTCTATACTTCGGGTCGTTCTTCTCACACATAAAGTCGGGTAAGTTTTTGATACCACTACCTTCGGGTGCCTCTGCTTTCTTAACTCGCATGTCTGTTATGTCTTCTGTCTTACCACACTTAGGGCATGGTTTTAAGCTACCACTATTGTCAGCTACTTCACCGAACACTTCCTCGACTGTGTCGATTAGTGCTTTTGGTGTAGCTGATTGGTACTGTACAAACAAGTCTAAGTACGCATCGAAGTCTTGCTCTGTCCACTTGCCAACATCTTTTTCTCTGTTGTCTTTTGTCCAGGCATCCCACGATTGTTTCTTAATTGCTTTCCTTGTCTCCTCTAAAGGTTCATGAAAGGCAAGAGCTTCTCTTAGTCTGTTCAACATATCACTTGGGTCCTCATCTAAGAACTTATCACTTGGCTTTGTTATGTTGGGTGTAGCTGATTTTTGTGGGAACTTCTCTACACTTTTGTTAGCGTAGTGTTCTTCCTCTGTCACTTCGCCAGTCCACAAGTGAAGGCCAATACCATGACGCATCGCTCCACGCTTTAGTGCATCCGACATACATAGTTTTAGTAACTCACCTTCGGTATTGTTATTCTTTACATCGACGCTATCAACATCACCGACTTCGTCATGTTGTACACCGAACAGTGTAAATTTAGTTACTACAGCTCTGATACTTCCATCTTTATCTCTTACAATTTCTTTTAATTGATGGCTCCACTCACCATAAGCAACATCGTTAAGTCTCTTAGTGACTAGGTGATGCGGTACATAAGAACCGAACTTACCCTTGGGTGGTGCCTTTACTTCGTCTTTACTGAATGGCTTTGTTAAAGCCTTCTTAATTTTATCGTCCATTTATTTCCTCCATTATTTTGTATACTCTTGCCAAACTAATATCTAAGATACCTGCTATTTGCTTGACTGTAATGTCGTTGTTTAAACAATCAACGATGAACTGCTTGCGTGTCTTGTGCTTTTCTTCCAACATAATCTGCGCTCTGTTTATCTCTGATTGTATTCCTCTTAGTCTATTAAGAACTATAGTACTTTGGTCTGTCATAAATTTATCACCTCTGCTTTCTCTACCTTTGTATAGTGAACTTCACAACCGGGTATATTATCAATGTATCCAATGAAAAAGTTTTCTCTTTCTTTGGCTGTCGATATAGAAGTCTCATCAACTATTACTTTGATTGTAAGAATTTCTACTGGCTTATTCTTCTTCTCTCTTATTGGCGTCATCGTCTCCTCCTCTTGCTAATTGTGTATCGTATGCTAATGCGAACTCATCTAATAGAGCGTTTGCTTTGATTGCATTAGGTGCTTTTACTTTGCCAAATAATATTTGACTGCCACCACATGCATTAGCTAGCTCTATACTCCATTGTTTTATGCTTTCAATCGATGCGAAATCAAGCCTTGGTCTTGGCATCTTGCCTCCTTAATTGTTTTGTGTTAGATACTTGCTGATACTTTGCTGTATAGTCTTATCATAAAGTGATTAGAACCTACATCTTTAAGCTCTCTCACCTTAGCTTGTGCCTCAAACAGGTCTTCAAACTCCCACTCATGGACACTGCTGTCAAATATGCTCACACTTTTTACAATGTATTTCATACTTATAGACTAACAGCTATTGAATATTAAACAACTATTTAAATAGCCCCATGTTCTTTTAGTATCCTCTGTATCTCTATGTTGCATCGTTCTATTTGTATCTCTAAGGATACAATTTTTTTATTTATCGCCAACTTTTCTCTAGTATGTACCAATGTTTTCACATCTTCATTGTTACCAGGGGCAATCAATTGATTGATTACATCAATCTCTTTTTGCAATTTGTCTTTCTCTGTTTGTAATTGTTTTAGATTACTCATCTTCTATCTCTCCATTCATGGTGTAATCGTATGGGCTATAATTAAACAGTTTCCAAAAACATCTATCGTATATCTTTCGTGCATACTTATAACCTATTCTTCTTGTAACTGTATCTTTGTTTTCTGTTAGCTCCATTGCATCTAGCGAAAAGTAAAACAGTTTGTAATATAATTTTTCACTCATCTGATACCTCCTTATACTTTATCTCTATACCTTCTTCAAGCTCTAGTACGAACCCTTGGTCGTTAGTACCCACAACTTTAAAATGTTGCAAGACTGTTGGCTCTGTTAATTCTTCTTCGGTCTGCTTTCTAATTGCTTCGTCTCTACTGTCGTACATAATCCATTTGATATCGCTATTTTTAAATTCGACTATGTCAAACTTAGAACATATAGATATTTCTTTTGGCTCTCTCATTCTCTCTCCTTCTTTATCTACTTGCTATATACATAGCCAATAGTACAAAAACTACTGGTGCTGATATTCCTATAGCAATAACTTGTGTTGTCAACTCCATTATTTCTCCTTGTTTAAACAGTCGGTACTAAATGTACCAACTGTTATCACCATCACTATCGTCTGCATCGAGAACTGATATGGATTGTATCTCCTCACCAGTCTGCTTTGCATCGTTATCGTTTCCCCACTTCTCTAAGAAGTTACTACTGTCATTCATTGCATCTTGTCTGCAATCATGTAGCTCATCTTCTGTCATTGGGTAGTCATACTTATAGGTAACAACCTTGGTTACCTTAAAGAAGACTGTGTCCTGTGGCGTATCTACTTGTTCTGCCATACTTTGCTCCTTCTATTTCTCCACTCTTAACAACAGCGTCCCACTTCTTGGTAGCTGTGTCGCCATCAACTGAACCAATCTCTCTAGCTTTCTCAATAGCTTTGATAAGACTGTCAAATGCAACAGGATGTATCATCACTGATGTATTTCTTTCGTTTGTTGGGTTTGTCTCTATCTCTAACCAAACACTGAACTCATTCAATGTATAGGTACTGTCTTTGCCTATTTCTATTAGGCCATTATTAGTTTCATATTGCTTTGGCATTACGCCTCCTTATCTTTTCCTACTTGTTTAAACAGCCATGTGGGTAGGCTGAACAACCATACCTACCCTATGGCTTTCCCTGTTGGGTTAATTAATTACAACTTGGTGTGTAACTTTGCTTAACAATTTTAGTTGGTCTTGGAACTCATCGCTAGATAAGTATTCTGATACTGGCTCTAGCGTTGCCTCCTCTATCCAACCTGCTTTGAATGGTATGTCTAGTATTTTTATGTCGTTGTGAACATAATCATTACCTATAGTCATATCACCTTTAGCATGTCTTGCTTTGTATCTGCTCTTGTCAATGTAAGTTATGACTGCACCGAAGTAATAGTCACGCTCTTCCTTCTCATCATTCCAATTCCATGTAAGGTTATCTATTCCTATCTGTCCTTGGCCTGCGTCTGAGTTGGTCTTGACATGTATCTCTAACATTTCGTCACAACCATAGTGATTACAGTGATGATTAATCTCTACGATTTCTGTCTCTGTATCTCCTCGGCTTGTTAGTACTGTGTCACAAAATACCTCACTGTAAAAACGAACTTGTACTTCTTGTCCATCTCTAAGTATCTTTAGGTTTAGTGTGTCTAGTTTGTCTGTGATATCTTTGATATCTTCTTGGAACTTTTCTGCAACTTGTTGTGCATCATCCCTACTGTGGTCACTCATTGTTTCCTACTTTCTTTGTGTCTCTGCTGTCTGTTTAAACAGCAAGCAATCTACATAAGACTTTTTATACAGGGCAATGTATCTTTTGCCTCACATAAATTGCTTGCTATCTACACCCAGTAGCCTACAAGGATAAAGGAAAGGTGGATGAATAAACCACCCATAAGTACTCCTCATAGGCTACAAGCTGTCAACCCTCGACACTAAAAGGGCGTAAGCTCATCGTCTTTGGTCTCTCGGTCCATGGCTAACCATTCTAGAACATCTTCTCTCTCTGCTCTAGTTAGGTCATTCCACTGTACAATTTCGTGATTGTACTCGCTACCGCCTTCGCCTTCTATGCCACTGTGTCGCATATTAACTGGCATATTGTCTTGGTTAAGGAACTGTGGCTTGAAATGTTCTGCTTTGCATGCCACTGGGTTAGGCCATCTATACTCTGTATTGATACCTAACTTACCTTGTAATTTACTCCATTTGTTTATAGCTGAAGATGCACTGTCTGCGGTTACCTTGAACGCGTCATGGTATCCGCTGAAGTTATCTCTAGCTGTTATAATATATGCTTGCATATATCTCCTTTCTGTTTGTGTCTTGATAAATATAATCGATAGCTCGCTGTTTAAACAACAAGCTATCTATATACTTACTTGTAATCTTTTCTAAGATTTTCCGGTAACTCTACAACAGTACTGGAACCGCAAGCCATGCATCTAAAGTTGTCACCAACTTTTCTGTAGACTGCGATAGATACTCTTGCAATCAATCCCCAACCTTGGGCAATTGATTTGTCTGATGAACCTGGGCAACTCTCTGCTCCTGTGCATCGTACTGCAACTGTAGTCGAACCCTTACCGATTTTATCTTCTAACATTTTTGAATGTGGAAGATAACCTAAGCTCTCAATGAAGTCTTTGACTAACAATGTGAACCCTGGGCCTGCAACAGTAGCTGTTGGTTTACCCTCGGCACCTAGATAATTCTTGATTATTCTAGCGAACTTAGGGCCATGGCCTGTTTTGACTGGTAAGACTGCATGTGTAACTTCGTGGGCTACAACTTGTGCTGTCTCGATACATTCGACTAGGTTACTGGCTCCGAGTGTAGGCTTGATGAAGATTTCTCTATAGTTTCCTGTAGAGTGGCCTTCATAGTGGCATACACCGATAGCGTTACCCATCTTGTTACCTGTAGGCATGAACCCCATAGATAATTTAATATTCTCTCTAGGTACTACTGGAACATATTCCTCTTTTATTTTATTGTAAAAGAAGTCGGCTACATCGTTGAGCCATTCCTCGCGTGTG